GTGAACTTGTCCACCCCACGGATCACCCGCCGCATGGTGTTCGGTGCCAGCGGCCTCACTGCCGTCACGCCGTACCGCTCCTTCAGCTCCTGCTTTGTGGCGAATACCGAGTAGCACGGCTGGCTCCAGTCGATGATCTCCGCCGCGCTTCGCCAGGGCAGCAGTTCCCCGGCCCGCACTTCCTCGCTGTCCAGCGGTCCGTGGGTCCGCTCCGGCCAGACGATGGGCCGGCCGTCACAGCGGGCCACCAGTACAAAGCGTTTCCGCGTGGTGGGCGCGCCCAGGTCCGCCGCCACGATCTCCCGGTGTTCCACGTGGTACCCCAGGTCCATCAGCTGGCTCTTCCACTTCCAGAAGGTTTGCCCCGCCTTCTTCTTGACCGGTTTGCCCTTGCGGACCGGTCCCCAGGTTACGAACTCCTCCACGTTCTCCAAGATAATTACCCGCGGCCGGACCGTCCCGGCCCAGCGCAGCACGATCCACGCAAGGCCCCGGATATTCCGATCCACCAGGGCCGCACCCTTGGCTTTGGAGAAATGCTTGCAGTCTGGCGAGAACCAGGCCAGGCCCACAGGCCGCCCCCGGCATACCTCACGTCCCACACACTGGCCTGAAGGTGTTCCGTGTGCGGGTGATTGGTCTTGTGCATGAGGATCGCGTCCGGGTCGTGATTGATAGCGATTGCCACAGAGCGGCCCGTCGCCAGCTCCATTCCCGTGGACGCGCCGCCTCCGCCCGCGAAGTTGTCCACAATGATCTCGTCCAGCAGATTGAGCTGGGCGCTCGTGCGCCCGCTCATTCTGTCACCCCCGGCTCCTTACGCAGCGTTCTCATTCAGATACCCCCCGCGATTGTTCGCGTGTGACGCTGAAGAAGTCTATCCCCTGCCGCACCTTCGGCCCGTCCTCCCACACGGGGCTTGTCGGCTCCACAAAGAGCATGCCCAGCATGGCACGGAACGAGGCGGCCGCCTCCACATTCCGGCTCCGCAGCCGGGTGTGAATGATCTGCGCCTGCCGCGCGATGTGGGCCACCATGTCCATCAGGTCTCCGGAGCCTGCCAGGGTCACGCCCTGCTCGCCCGCCTCGTACTTGTATTCAAAATTCATAGAAATGCCCTCTCTCTTCCGATCAATGTCTCCTGCGGCTCATAGTTCAGCCAAACCGTTTCCACTCTGCCCCGGCCTCCCTCGGCCTGTGCCTTTTTATGCAGTTTTATCCATCCCTGCAGGTGCCGGTCGTACAGTGCGTTGTCATAACCAGACAGGATCACCGGCCCCGGGTGTTCCTTCAGGGCCTCCAGCAGCCGCACGTGCTCTGCATCTTCCGCCATCTCTATGGAATACTGCCTTCCCTTTCTGGTGGATAGCAGGTAGGGCGGGTCCGCGTAGATCAAAACGTCAGGATGCCGGAACCTCTGGATCATCTCCACCGCCGGGAGCTGTTCGATCTGCGCTTCCTTCAAACGTACCGCCGCGCAGACGATCCATTCTGGCAGCTTCCCCCAGTACCGCACGTCATAGCCGTATTCCCGCCCCGCGCAGTCGTTCTTCCACCCGTTCTTATATATCGCGCCGCTGCTTCCGTGCGTCTGCCAATACCGAACCAGTGTCAACCGGGCCGCCTCTACGCCCTCCGCCCGGTTGCCTGCTCTGTGCCAGCTCCAGGCCTGCTCGTATTCCTCGCGGCTGTACGGCGTCAGCGCCACGGCCCGGGCCAGTTCTTCTGTTTTTTCCCGGACGCAGCGGAAAAGGTTTGCGATCTCTCCGTCCAGATCATTGATGGTCTCAATGCGGCTTGGCGGCTTCTTGAAGAACACCGCCCCGCTCCCGAAGAATGGCTCCAGATAGCTTCTGTGTGGCGGCATAAGCGAGATGATCCAGTCCGCCATCCTCCACTTGCTCCCCGGATATTTCAGCACGGGCCGCTGTGCAGTGTTTCCACCCATCATTTCTTCGCACCCCAGTCGATGGCCTGTCCGCACTGGCCACAAAACCGTTGCTCGTTCCCGTCCTCGTTGTGCAGGTGCTCGCCGCTCCCGCAGTGCGGGCAGGCCAGCAGGTGCTCGTCCCCGTCCGGGTGAGGCGGCCGCGGCTCCAGCCTCCGCAGGGCCTCCATGCCCATCCGGCACGCTTCGTTCACCGGCTCCAGGCTCTCGTACTGCTCCCGGTGCTCCGGGTCCAGAATTTCAATCGCTCGCTCGATCTCCATGCTTCATCCTCTCCTCTCTGGCCAGCTCGACCTTTGCTTTTCTCAACAGCCAGGACTGTATGCACCGTTCACACATCCTGCCGTCGCCCTTCAGGTCCACCCTTTTGCAGTCCTCCGGGTCCTCCAGCCTGCACAGCCCGGCCTTGTGCATGATGAACGCGGCGATCTTCACCGCCCGGGCCTCTACGGTTTCAGCCTTCACCGCCTGTCGCCTCCTCCATGCCGATCTGCTCCATCGTCTTTTCCGCTTCCGCGTCCTCCGCGCCCTCGTCCGCCGCCGCCCGGCTCCGCTCCCGGTAGAACTGCTCCATGCACAGGGCATGGAACTCCGACAGGTCCGCCAGATATTCCTCTGTCACCACCTGCACGGGCATGACCGCCGCCAGCACTTCAAATCCGTCATGCACCACCAGGTAGGGCCGCCCGCTGGCCGCCATCCTCCGGGCCGTGTACCGAATGTAGTCGCTGTCCTTGATCTGGTCCCCGATGGGATACAGCAGCTTCTCCTGGTAGAAGATCAGCTCTCCCGTGTCCGCCCGCCGGCGGCACGCGCACCACAGCCCGTCCGGTGCGGCCAGCATTTTCAGCTTTGTGGTGTCCTGCTCCCCGGTCTCGAAGTCGGCCAGGTTCAGCCCGAAGATGTCATGCACGCTGTCCACCCACTTCTCCTCCAGGTGCACCTTCTCCCAGGCTTTCTCCGGTATGTCCAGCACGGTCCGCACCTGCTCCTCGCCCACCATGTCCGGCAGCTCCGTGGCCCGGAACAGGGCGGCTCGGGTCCCCAGCCAGATACCGCTGCCCTCCGCGTGGACCACCGAGCAGTACCCGCCCTCTTTCACCAGTTTTGCGTACTTGGATAGCTTCATGCCCTCGCCCCCATTTCCGGCCGTTCGCACCGCTCGAAGCGGATCACCCACACCCACGGGTCCGCCTGCCAGCCACACACCGGCAGATCAGCAGGTTTGATGGTGCTGTCCCACAGGTTTGCAAAACTCCGCCTTGCCGCAGGCTCAAGCCGCATTTTTGTATATGCAAGACTGATGTAGGATGGCTTAGGCTCTGGAAACTCCACATTGGTTCCCTCGTCCAAAGCCCCTTCTGCCGTGATTTCTTGCAGCCTCTCCGCGTGAACGTCCGTGACTTTCAGGAAAATCCGCGCCGCTTCCTTGGGCATGTGGATGGATGGGTGCCACTTTATGGGCAATCCTACGCCTTCCCCGATTCCCCGCTCTGCATCCACTTTGTATATGTACCGTTTCGGACGGACGAGCACGGGGCTCCACGTCTCCCGCACCCATAGGATGTCGCCTCGGTCATATCGAGCATAGACCGCCTCCGTGGTCAGGTCTTTTCGGCACTGAAACACCGCGCACAGCCGGCCTTTGCTGTCCCGATAATGCCCTTTTAGAACATCGTAATCCGGCGGGGTCTGGAACGGATCGCGCCTGGTGACGGTTTTTCTCCCCTCCAGAATGGCCCGCACCATTTCCGCGTTGAACAAAATCGGTCTGAACATACCCTTGCCCCCTCAAAAGAACAGATAGGAGATACACAGCTTCAGCAGGGCAGGGCCTGCCAGGACCAGGGCCGCCGCCCAGGTCAGGACGACCAGGCCCGCCAGCACC